TCTGAAGCTACCTACCGTACGCCAAAAGGTTACCCTGCAATAGACTTAGACGCTGTTGAAACTGCTGAAGTAGGTGAAACATTCACAGACTACTTATCAGATTATGATTTCGCTCAAGAGTTCGGGTTTTGGGACTTCGACTTAGGTAATACAGGAAGCCCTGAATATCAACAAGAGTTATCGTTTATCTTTGGTGATGCTGCAGCGGAGATAAGAATCTTCGGTCAAATGGATTACGATAACTTAATTGAACAAGGTCAAAATGATGAGGGAATTCGAAAGACAATAGAAGCTAGACTTGCAAGAGGTCAGAAGTTAATCATGGGACCTGCAATGGCTAAGAAGTTTGATATGTATTCATACGATCCTACATGGTGGGGTCAACCTGCAGGTACTATAGGTCAGAAAGGTGTTAAACTTCTAAGACTTCAAGGTTTAGATGACGCAGGTATAATGAATAGGTATGCTAAAGGTAAACATTCAGACCAGATTGGACAATGGGTGCAGGAGCAGTTCGGTGTTAGAATTGATGCTGCTGGTATGTTTGACTACTATTTCCAAGATCCAGGAGATAAGAATGCTTTCGGTATGAAAGATTACAACCAACTTTTAAACCAAGGTATGGACCCCACTCGGATACATCAACTTGCCACGGAGTTCATTGCATCTGGTGGTATAATTGGTGGTGAAGCTGCAACAACGTTAGGAATAGAAGGCTTCCAAGCTGCCACTCAAGTACTATCAGCACACGGACATTTAGGTGGACGAGTTATAGAGGAGTACAGAGCTGCAGGATGGGATGATGCTAAACTTCAAGCACTTGGCATGAGTCCAGCCACTATTAAAATAGGACCAGCAGCTGCTACAGAGTTGTGGGGTTGGATAGATCGAGGCCAGAGTGGCATGTTCGGTATGAAAGATATCATTGAAAACTGGCCAGAAGGTGAAGGCATCAAAATCCCAAATCGAATTATACTAGGTAAGATTGCTGCAGGCATGGCCGAAGCTATCGGCTCAAGTGCCGTTGATTATATCTGGGGTGATGAAGTATACGATCGTTACATGACACCACCTGCTGGAGCCAAGCCTGATGCTTTCACATTTGGAATGGATACACTGAAGTACCTACAAAATCATCCTACTAATCCTGTTAAAAGTATAGAAGGGTTACGAGCCATAGCAAAGGGAGCATTTTATATAGGAGAGGCAGCTGCTGAATGGCTAGGTGTACCTGCAAACAAACCTGAGCAAGTAGGACCGGTAACACTAAAAGATATACTTACAACCCCAATCGCAGAATACGATAAGCCTACCTTAGGTTCTGGTGAATATGGTGGCTTTGGTAAGCAAGAGATTGCATGGATGGAAGGTTCAGGATGGACCTTGGATCAGATGAGATCTATAACTAAGGACTTCGATAAGATTGGACCTGATGCAGTTGAACGTTTGTGGGGTAAGAAAGTACTACAGACAATGACAGCCCCGGCTAACGCAATAGATCCGAATGCAAAAACATTTGGTATGATGACAATCACTTATTTAGATTCAGTGGATCCACAAATCAGTAATGAATCTATAGCAGCTGTAGCAAGAGGCAACGCTAACTACGTTGGTGTCAGCGCTCGTGAATGGTTTAAAGATGCAGGTATTGATATTGGTATGGGTGAGGCACCAAAACATGCCCCAGTGCAGCCAGCTCCAGACGTACCTACAACATGGCCCAGTGCTCCAACACCTACATTTGAGGAACCAATACCAGCAACTCCACCACCATCTATGCCAGAGGTTGAGGAAAGACCACGATTCATTGACCAAGGAGTACAAGGTGGGTTTGGTAATGAAGATATGAATTGGCTAAGCTCTCACGGTTACAGTAAGGATGAACAGATAGCAATTGCTAAGAACATGGATAAAATAGGAGGCGAAGCTGCTAGAAAGTTATGGGGCTTCACTGATCCAGGAGATAAAGGTTTCTTTGGTCAGAAAGATTATGATCAGATTAAGAATAAAGTAAGTCATGATACTATGAGAAAAATCATACGAGGAATGAATCTGAAAACAGGAGGCAACTTTAAATGGTTAGGTTAATCAAATGGTAAGAAGAGCATTCGCTGAGCTGGTAGGAACACTACCGGCTCACCCAGAACAACAAGCACAAGGTCATACAACTAACCCAGGTTTCAGGCTAGGAGACATAGATTATTTAAGTAATCTATGGGATCAAGGTGGGTATCAAGATGGGTTAGTACATCAAGGATCACAAGTCCCATGGCAGGAACCATGGAAGTCAGGAACTAACCGTGGTGACAACTGGTTATCCAGAGGTTTCTTAGATGTGGAAGGTACCTTCGGACAAGCACAATATAAGGCTGCTATAGATCAAGGCTACACTGCACCGCAAATCTATCAAGCTATGCCTGGTGCTATTGGTGGAAGATTTAGCCAGCATAAAGGTTTAAGAAAGATCTCTGAGGATCTACGTGGTCCTGAGGGTCAGTTCTATAAAGATCTAATGAGAGATCGTGGTACCTGGTTAACAGGTTATCAGAATGTAGGAGGTACCTTTGGTGAGAAATCCTACGATGAAGTTAGAAAGCTAGCGGCTGCTGATAGAAGGATAGGTGTACCTGGAACAATAGAAAGTGAAGGGGAAAAGATAACACCTAGAACTATCTGGGGTGCACGAGAAGGTGTTAACCGTATTGGTCCTGAAGCCAGGCGGCTACTACTTGAAGACTTACAGCAAGGCATTCCGTTGAGACATGATAGTGCTAACATCAAAGGACCGTCAACGAGTACTCCTACTAGACTACCTAACCAAGGATACAATGTTGGTAAATCAGCTACTGGTATGAGAAGACAGAGCCCTAAAGCTATGACAAATAGAAATGCAAAGGGAACTTGGGGAAGAGGATCCCAGTTCTTTAAAGATGCGAGTACATACTAATGACAGCTAAGACAAGATACGATGTACTATCAAGTGATCGTTCTCAATACTTAAAGATAGCAGAAGATTCTGCTAGACTGACCATACCTTATTTAATACACCAAGAGGATAGTGCTAAGGGTGCTCGTAGTCTTACGACACCTTGGCAAGGAGTCGGTGCCAAAGGAGTTGTTACCTTAGCCGCGAAGCTAATGCTTAGCCTTCTTCCGCCACAGACCAGCTTCTTTAAACTACAGATAGCTGATAAGAAGCTAGCTGATGAGGCACCACCTGAAGTTGTGTCTGACCTAGACTTAGCGTTTGCTAAGATCGAACGTATCATTCTAGATCAGATTGCTGCTTCAGATGACAGGGTTCAGGTGCATCAGGCAATGAAACACTTGGTGGTTACAGGTAATGCTCTGCTATTCATGGGCAAGGAGGGGATGAAACTGTTCCCACTTAACCGGTATGTAATAGAGAGAGATGGTAACGGGAACGTACTAGAGATAGTAACCAAAGAAAAAATCAGTAAAAAAATTATCGAGAAATTAGTACCTAACTTAAACAAGATGGATACTAATGCAGATCAAGACGAGCTAAACACTGACTGTGATGTTTACACCCACGTAAAAGTTGATGGCACTAAAGTTAACTGGCACCAAGAAGTCTATGACAAGATCATTCCTAAGTCACAAGGTAAGTCTCCTAAGGATGCTACTCCTTGGCTTCCCCTGAGATTTAATACAGTTGACGGAGAGGACTATGGAAGGGGCCGTGTCGAAGAGTTTATCGGAGACCTTAAATCCCTAGAGGCACTAAGTCAAGCCCTGGTAGAGGGCTCTGCAGCGGCCGCTAAGGTGGTGTTCACTGTTAGTCCCAGTTCAAGTACAAAACCACAGACACTTGCTCAAGCAGGCAACGGTGCTATCATTCAGGGAAGACCTGATGACATCGGTGTGGTACAGGTAGGTAAGACAGCAGACTTCTCTACTGCTTACCAAGTAATGCAACAGCTAGAGAAGAGACTTAGTGAAGCATTCCTTATCCTAAGTGTAAGGCAGTCAGAACGTACCACTGCAGAAGAGGTACGGATGACACAGCTGGAACTAGAGCAACAGCTTGGTGGACTATTCAGTCTACTTACTGTTGAGTTCCTAGTACCTTACCTTGACCGTAAGCTTAGTGTAATGCAGAAGTCAGGAGACATCCCACGTATACCTAAAGAGTATGTACATCCTACTATCGTAGCAGGTATCAATGCTTTAGGCCGCGGCCAAGACAGAGAGAGTCTTACTATGTTCATGCAGACTATTGCACAGACCATAGGTCCTGAAGCTATGATGCAATTCATCAACCCTGATGAAGTCATCAAGCGTCTAGCAGCATCATCTGGTATCGACGTACTCAACCTAGTGAAGAGTATGCAAGAGATACA